TCTGCGCCGTCGTCGTGGTGACAACAATCCCAGTATTCACCCAAAGCACGTCGTAAAGATCGACGGATCCGGCCACGCTCGAGATGATGTTGACGCCAGTGACGTAGTTGGCGCCGCTGGCCGGGTTTGTGATCGGCAAACAGCCGCTATCTGCCGCAGTGGTCCCGTCGGTCGCCCGGCCCGACAGACCAGGCGTGCCAGGCGCCCAAGCGCCAGGCCAGCCCGTGTCTTTGGCCCACGAGTACCACGAACCAACCGCCTCCGCTGCGGTCCCAACCTTGTAAAAAGCGAACGGCGTTCCGCCAATGCCCTGGCTGTCTCTGGCGGCCACCTTCACGCGGCCGGCCACGTCCAGCACCTGCCAGCCAGCCGTATCCACGTACTGGACGGATTCGCCAGGGGCAATGACCAGGCCAGGGGTGATAAGCCGCTCGGTAGCGCTCCGGTCGTGCTTGAACGTCAGCGTTTGGCTGGCCGTCCCACGATTGCGCGCAAACACGGTCTTGACGATTCGGCGCGTGCTGGCGGCCGGAGCTGCAACTATGGTCGTCGTCGTCGCTGATGCAACGTTGCCTTCGGCAGCATCCTCGTCCATCGCCGTCACGGTGCCGCCAGAGATGGTGTGGTCCACCCAGCAGGCATACCAGTCCACGCTGTCGGCCGTTGCGGTCAGCAGCTCGAGGCTGGTTGTTGTGTCGTCCAGAACTATCATGCGCGCACGCTCACGGCCGCAATGGCCTGGCCTAGGGAGAGACCGCCGCCGCCACCGGACGAGCTGATGACGTGGCCAAGGGCGTTGCGAACAATGGTGATGTTGGTGCCAGCCTGTATCTCTGGAACATGCTGCCTGTGCGGTTCGAACACTCTAGCCGCGATGTCGTCGCTCGGCGTCCACGGACGCACGAAACGGCCAAACACCTGCGACGCAATCGCCATCCCAGCCTCGGCTACCTCAAGGCCAGGATTGGGAAGCGTGCCAGTCAGCGCGCCACCGAGCAGACCTGTCCAGGGATTATGCAATGCGGTTCACGTATCCTACAACGTTGATCGCGCTGGCAGTGCCAGAGAAGGCGCGGCAAACCAAGGAGTTGTTGAGCACCTGTCCGGTGGCGATTGGGATCGGCGGCGAGTTCGCCGGGATCGACACGGACTTTGTCAGGTGGTCGCCTGGATCGGTCACACCGCCCCACTCAATTGTTAGGGTCGCGGCTGCGCCGGTCACGTTCGAGGCCCACAGGTACAGCTCGTCGAACGATGTCGTCCCGGCAACCGACGTATGCAGGAGCGTGCCTGGCGTTGCCGTCGCGGCCACCGGAATAGGCCGGCCGTTGGTCGAGCCAGACAGGAGGATGCGCGAATAGGTCGCCATGCGTCAGTACCCGAATATCTGTGTTGCCAAAATGTTCTGGTCCGTGTCAGCGAAAGCCGCGCCGGTTACGTCAACCGAGACAACAAACTTCTCGGAGGATGAGTCCCAAGTGACCACAGCCGTCGAGTTCAACCCATCAACAAAATCGATGCGCTGACCAGATCCGACGGCCACGCCGTTCAGCAAAACAAGAAGGCGCAGAAGATCGGTCGATGTCGTGAGCTCGCTTTTGGCCACAAGCGGGTTGGCTGCGCCAATCGTTCGGCCTGGGGCAAGCAGCGCAGATATGAGCTGGTCCGACAACGCCAGGCCAAGCGGAGATCCGGGTTGCAATTGCAAACCTCCGCCATTCTTGACCACGACGGACACCGACCCGTCCGGGGCAACGGTCAGCCCATCCCCAGCCTTGACCTTGATTCTGCGCTGGGCGTCCATGTCCAGCCCGTCGCCAATCTGCTGCTCGACCGGGCGCTGTCGCTGCGCGTCACGCCGCAGCCGAACATCGTCCAGTGGCCGGCCGCGCCCAATCTGGCTAGCCCGCTCGGTCATGACGTGATCCTCCGGCGCTGTCCAAGCCTGTACATGCCAACACGAAGGCTTTCGACAGAGTACTGGTCGTCAGAGGACAGCTTGAGCCAGATAAAGCTGCCGCGCCCTCGAGCGTCCATCGCATGGTTGCGGCCTGGCATCAGTTCGCCGGATGCCCTGGCGTAGGCCGGGATGTCCGGACTGTCGGCAACGTAGATTTCCCAGTTGCATCCCGAGCCGGACTGGCCGAGCACCGCCTCGAACCTGTCAACCCCGACTTCGCCAATCTCCGACTCGGGCACGATTGGCCCAATCAGCGCATGGCTCAAAATGTTCGACGTGTTCAGCGTGTCCAGCGCGTCTCTGCCATAACTCTTGTCGAAGTACCTGATCCGCCCGTCTTGCGCGCCAATCAACAGCCGCCGGTCGCTTTGGGCGTCACCATCGGAGACGACCACGGCCGTCGGCGTCATGCCGGCTCCGGACGACCCGGAGCCAAATGCGTACGGATACCAGCGGCCGAACTTGCGGGACCAGAAATAGTGCTCCGGCGGTGCCGACGCTTGCTCCCACGGAGCAAAGAACAGGTGCAAGCCATCGTACTCCGTGTCCCAGGCCATGATCGCTCGGGACACCGATTGGTCAACCGATTCCAGCCTGCGCTGAATAAACCTGTCCGTAATAGATTGTACGCCGTTGATCCCAATGGCGTAGACGCCGCCACGGCGGCCAAACGCGAAGATGGCGCCGTCTGGACTCTTGCACCAGGCGTCGCCCCATGCGATCCCAGTTTGATCGCTGAGCAGGTCTACCTCGCCACCTGCCATCGGGTCTCCGCGAATGAGCTTGATGGAGCGGTCCAGTCCTACGAAGAAGTAGTCGTCGCCTCCTGGAATCAGTGCGGTAATTGGCTCGCCCATCGAGAGGAAGACGGCCTGCGTTGACTTCTGAATAGACGGGAAATAGTTCCAGTCCTCGAAGTCGTCAACGGCGCTCATGTACAGCACTTGCGGGGCACTCGGATCGCCGGCAAGGACAGCTCGCCTGCGGTACGAAGCAAGCAGCGAACACCCTGCCGGCATTTCTCCAGCAGAGCCGGATTTCCATTCGGTGACGCTTTCCGTCCCGTTCTCTTCAAGCGGGTTGTATACCTTGTATGTCACGCCATCGGCGAACCAGACCTTGCCAAGCTCGGCTACCGCGCCGATGTATTTTGCGGTGGCACTGAGCGAGTGTGGCCCGCCGGTCGGGTCGCTGACGGTCGTGCCGTCATACTTCTTGATGAGGCCGCCAGAGACCGCCAGGTGGGTTGTAATCCGCGGTAGCTCCGCGGAGTTCACCGCCTTGCTGACCAGGGGCACGCGGTAGACAGTTAGATCGGTTGCAGCAGGCGTGTCCTGCGCAGTGACCAGAAACATGTACTCCGCGCGTTTGTCCGCCACGTCGCCCCAGTAAATCGGGGTGGTGCCGTGCGCGACCGCATGAGCCTGCGGGTCACCCGTCAGGCCGTCAACCGTCGAGAGTAGCGTTCCGGTTTCGTCGTATACTCGCGCGCTTTCGGTGTGCGCCGAACTGACGTATACCGGAACGTAAACGTTGTCCTCGGCGTCAACCGACATGCGCGGGTATTCGTAGCCCCAGTCCAAGCCGACGCCCAGCGTTTTCGTCCAGGTCGAGCCGCCGGAAAAAGTAGCCGTCGATCCATTGTCTGTGATGCGGCGTATGGCAACGTCATCCGTTTCCGTCGGACCGCAAGACACGATGTCGCCATTGGACAGCGCGACTACGTCGTAGCCTACGCCGCCGTTGCCGATGGTGGCCGTGTCGTAGGCCCACACCAACTCTCCGTTGGCCGACCACTTGCCAACCCCGGCCTGTGTCGCCACAAGAATCGCCCGCCAGTGCGCCGTCGAAGCCGCGTTGCTCGCCCTCAGCGGAGGCGCCGCCGCAAAGTTGTAGGCGTGCCCGCCACCAAGCAGGTTCGGAATCCCGCGCTTCCACGCCATGTAGGCTTCTACGCGCTCCCGCTCGTCGGATGTTAGCGGCGGAGCCTCGTTCAGCGATGCTGTGTCGGCCGCCACGTCCACGGAGAACACCACCATTTCGCATAGTTCGCCTTTGAAGGCGTGGAACAGCGGACCGCTTGAATCGGCGTCAACCGAATAGCCAATGTCCACGAGTTGCAGGTTGTGGCCCGCTCGAGCCTGGAACGCCGCGCCAACCTGGGTTCCAAGATGGCGCACCGTCGTATCTGCCGCGTTGTCCCAGTTGTAGGTGACTGTGATAAGCGACGCCTGAGCCTGGTTGTCGTAGCTGCCCGTGCGCTGGACAATAGTGCCAGTGCTGTCCTCCATCTTCACCACAAATTGGCCCGCATTGTCCGTCGGCGTGCCGTCAAAGTCCGACGAGTTGAAGCCAATCTTGATATTGTCGCTGCCGCTGGTCCCGTTCATCCGCATGTACAAGAACAGCCCGCGCGCAGCCTCTTGCGCCGGCTTGCAAAGAACGCACAGCACATAATGAGCGCCAAAGCCGGCCCCAGCGCCTGTCGTGTCGTCCCAAGCTGGCAAGATGGTGCGCTCCTGCTTGCGAGCGGCGTAGGCATACGTTCCGTTGCCCTGGCTACGCAGGCGGTTGACCGGAGCCGTTGAACTCGAGCCTGTTACCCGCTGGCCCTCGAAATACAGGGATGGCCGGAACGCCATCCCACGGGCCAAGAATCGCGGGCCGTCAAAGAACGTGGCCGCCGTGGTCTCACCGGCCCGCAAGTCTCGGCCAGATCCAGAGACCTCGTTCACCAAACGCACCCTATCGCCGTCCTCAAGCGTGAGATTGTCGTTCTGGTCCAGATTGTCCATGTCGAGCTGGAACCACACTCTCGACTCGTAGCCAACTAGATCCTCCCACGTCCATAGCCCTTTGTGCCCAGGCTCGTTCTTGCGGTCATACGGATTCTTGAAACACTCGGGGGCGCGCGGGTCGATGTAGCGGTCGGCAAATGCCGGCCATGTGACGTACATCTCGCCAGACTTGCTTACGGCCAGACCTCGAGCTGGATACGGGAGTTCGAACTGCCGGTCAACGTCTGGCTCGGCAGACAACAGGCCAGAATAAATCACGCCGTACGAACGCTGGCTTACGTCGTCGCTTTGGATGGTGTAGAGGAAGCCATCCTTGGCCACGATTTTGGCCACGAACCCATAGATCTTCGTGACCGTCTCTTGGTCGTCAGGGCGGCTGATCGACCAGCGCAGCGCATACTTGTTCTCGTCTCCTTCGGCAAAACAGTAAAGGCGTGACTTGCGCGCATAGCCGCCCAACGTGGTGCCAAAAAACACCGCGCCGCTGTCGTCCACGGCCAAGGCGCGGACCTGGCCAGCCTCGTCCTGGATGGGCGGTGAGAACCGGGCCACCTCCACCCCTTTTGAGTTATACTTGACGACCGAGTTACGCCCATCTACGACGAATAGGTTGCCCTGCGCGTCTGTGGCACAGGCGTAGACCGGCTGCCCGGCGTTCATCCGCAGCGACCAATCCGCAGCAGCTCCGCTCGAAATCGCCGTCCAAGTCGTTTGGGCGGCGTTGTGATAGGTGATGTCGATCAGCCTAGAAACCTTGTTCGACCCGTTGATCTGGTCCTGAAACAAGGTCGCTCCAGGCCTGACCGAGAACCGGCTGCGACCAGTGGCCGGATCGATGGGCCAATGGTTCACCATGTCTGACGACGTTCCGAGCTCCTGCTTCGAGTACGGATCGGCCTCGGCCAGACCGCCAAGCGGTGGCGCAATCGTCAGGAACAGGTCGGGCACCTAGTCCTCCCAGTCCCAGAACAAGATGACTGTGGTGCCGCCGCTGGTAAGCACGGAAAACCCGTCTTGAACCAGCAGGCCATCTGCCCCGCCGTATTGAACGAACTCGCCGACGGTTGCAGCCGCGCTAGACCAAAGCAGCAAACTGGTCGTCCCGTCGTGCTTGCGGAGTGAGACGCTGCCGGCGACAACGGTCGGGATGACTCCGTACACACGAATGGGCCGGCCCGCCGTCCCGGCTGTATTGCTCTTGACGATCGAGTCCGACGCGGTGGCCGTAACTCCCCCGATCGTGTTGGACGGATAGTTTGCAGCCGCCGCCGAAAACACGGACCAGGGCATGTTCAGTCTCCAGGCGTGAAGAACACCGTTACCGTCAGCGTCCCAGACGACAGGTCTGGAACCTTGACGCCAAAACCGCCGCTGCCGTTGGGTTTGGTGATCCGCGCCCCAGTTGCACCAAATGGGATTAGGTAGGGAAGCTGGGCCGGCGCAGCCGGGATCGGGACCGAAAACGCAGGCGAGAAACTTGACCCGTCGAACTTCACGATCTCCACGGAGTGCGCCGAAACGCTTTGAGCCGTTACCAGGATTGAGTTGACGGTGAACGCGCCACCGGCCGACCCGTTGATGATGGTCGCGTTCGCGGGCGAAGCGTCTACGCCTCCCTGCCCATCGGTCGCGTACCGAGTCGTGTCGGAGCCAATCGCGCCGCTAACGGTCATAAAGTGCGCTGCTCGTGCCATGTTAGAACGTTACTGGTGAGATGTCCGGGGCCTGTAGGAAGTAGTCGCCGCTCGTCACATACGGCCCACGGCCGACCATTTGCCCAAGGTTGCGCTGGGCAAGCGAATCGGTTGCCTCGGCGTCCATGTAAATCGCGCTTTGCTTGATGCGGTCGATCCTAACGTTTGGCACCTGGTCGTCCGTGTACGCCCGAGCGCACTCGCGGACGATCTCGACATAAAGCGGTTCGCACCAAGTCGGAACCGGAATCGTCGCCTCGACGCTCGCCAAAGCAGACCACCCAGCTCGATAGGAGTAGGTGAAGTAGTCGGCCGAGTTCGCCGTCGGCGTCCGATCCAAATCCAGACGGGGCGCCAATGCCGTCGAATAACCCAGCGCAACCTGCCAGCAAGTAGCCGAAGGAGTCCAAGTCGGATCCGTCCTGGCCGTCAGAATCTCGTCACTTGTGACAGTAGAGACCACGCCTGTCCCGTCCGTGAGCCGAATCGGACGAGCCCCGTCGAAAGACAAGAAGTCGGACGGCAGCGCAATCCAGCTTTGGTTTGCCACGAGGCTGAGCGTGGCCAACGGTCTGGCCAGCCAGCGCCAAGGGCGAAGGTTGGCGAGGTGTACCCCTGCCGTGTTCAGCAAGTACACCCCGCCAATCGTTGGGCTCATAGGACCGAGCAACCCATGCTCTGCCAGCTTGATTGCATCAGTCCCGAGCATCGCTTACTAGCTCCGATCCCTGGTGGTCAGAACGTAGTCAACCGACATTGTTTCGGCCACCCCGTTGGATTCGATGCAGAACACCTCCCCAAGCAGCAAGCCGTTGGGAAGCGTGGTGCTCGTGCGGTAGACCTTTTCGCCGTTGACGAAGAAGTCCGCGCGCGTGCCGTCGCACCAGATCCCGAGGTAAACGTCGGTCGCCGCCACGATGTTCTTGTCGGTGTCGATCGATGCGGTCGAGGTCGAACCGTTCGCGGTCACAACCTCGATATCGCCATCTCCCGTCAGCGTGAACGCCAGCGCCCCAAGCGGCCTCGAAGCGTGCGGGTCGGTGGCATTAGCCACGGCCAGCCCAACGTAAGCATCACATGTGATGTTGGTCACATTGAGCCGCGTTTCCCATTGCACGGCGTACTTTGTGATCGCCGTTGCCGTGGGAATCAAAATCGTCGGCGTCCGTTGCATGGAAATGCGCTCACCAGCCGTCGCATCCGTGGTAGCAACCACACGCCCGCCGTCGGCCGATGTCTCGGTCCAAAGCTGCGTTGCTGCAACAACCGTGTCGTGAGACACCGCCCATTCCTGCGTAGAGTTCGCGCTGAACCCAGACAGGAACTTGGCCGCCGGATCGGTCTCTGACGCCAAGGCGGCGTCAACGATAGTCCGTTGACCCGTGCTAAAGTCGTCAAAGTAGGTGATCGGGGGACGAATGAGTTTCCCGTACGAGGGCGTCGAGAAACTCCAGAAACCTTTTGTAGTCATTGTTGATTGCTCCTGGTTCTACAGGGAGTGATTGGCTTCCGGGAACAGCACAAAGTTTGCTCCGCGGTCATTGCACCAGTTGTTGCCCGCCGTTGCATATGTCGTCTGCTCGGTGTCGGGCTGCTTCTTGTCGCGCAACGCGCCACCCTTCATCTGCTTCATGAACCAGTCTTGGGAGAACACGGTGTACGTGGAACGCGGGTTCCAGCCGTAGACACGGCCGCCAGTCTTGTCAGTGCCGTTTCCGTGCGTGGCCCAAGCCGTTTGAAGCGCGTCCGACGCGCCAGTCCGGTAGCCGGCATAGTAGTCAAGATATGTCTCGTACACCAGTGGGATGCCACGGAACTTCGGGTTCTGCCACGGATCCAGCATGTTCGGCCACACGTCCTTGGATTCCGTCCACAACCGCATGATTTTGGTGACCGTTTCGATATCGGACGTCATGAAATAGTCGGACTGGCCGGACACCTCCACTTCGTGGAAGTACTCCTTGTGGATAGGCGGTTTCAACATTTGGCACTTGAGGACCGCTTTGGTCATCGCCGCCATGATGTTGTTGGTGTTGCCGACCGTGAAGCCAACCGCGCCTGCTCCGCCATACGGCACTTGGGTCGGAACCCACCTGCTGTTGGCCGGAGGCACGATGCCCATGAACGATGTCCATGCGCCTCCAGGGAACTGCGACGGGATCAGCCCCAACGGGAACTCGTTGTTGATCGCCATGAGCGACATCCAGTCGGCTGCCATCGGATCCGCCGCGCTGTCCATCAGCGTCTTGTTGGGCACCGCGTACTGGGCCGCGCCGATCTTGCTCAGCGAGGACGTGTACATGTCCTGCATCTTCTCGTAGACGTGGTCGTACCGCTGCTGATAGCGGTCCGTTCCTGCGGGCGCGTTGAACGAGACAAGGAAATCGTTCGTCACAACGTAGTCGCGCAAGATTCGCCAGTGCGCCTCGATCCAGTGCCCGTGCTCGTACACCTGGGCGTTTAGCTCCTGCCCAGGGTGGACGAACTCGGCGGTAATGGTCTGATCGAGCTTGATCTGCTCGATCATCTTCTGGCCGCTCTGGCGGACTCTGGACATTCGTCCACCACGCAGCATGTAGCCAAGCGTCGCGTTGTGCGTCGCATAGGCAAGGTTGAGCCGGCCTCTGGGGCCAGACATCAACAGTTCACCAGTGTTCAGTTTCCACTGGGTTTGTGAAACAAGCGGTTGACCAGTCATTTTGAAGCCCCCTCCTGGGGCATACGAACTACTGCATTAGTGAGTTCATTACGGCGTTCAGCGCGTCATCGTCATTGGTTCCCCCAGCAACCAACGCTTCGTACTTCTTGCGCGACGATTGCTGGATGTCGAGACGATTGTTGGGCTGCTTGCCGTTTTTGGCAGGTGCCACCTGCGTTGAACTCCGTTTGGCGCGCGCTTGCTCCAACCGCTCATCCTTGGCCACGACGGTCTTTGGCGAATCCATCGCGCGTAGGTGCGCCGCAGCGCGAACCGCACCCTCGATGTTCCCGCCATACTTCTTCGTGGCCAACAACTCGTCGGCCATCTCAAGCACTTCCGAGAAAATATCGTCCTCGACCAGATCCGGATAGGCTGTCTCTAGATCCGCACGAACACGCTCCACCACAGTCCGGCCCTGCGCCGCCGCAACCTGCTTGGCCATCGCGCCATACTGCTCGACGGCCTCGAGAAGCTGCTTGCGCTCCTGGGCTTGGGACTCGATGAAAGCGGTGAAGGCGGCCTGCGCGGCAGGCGACAACTCGTCCAATACAGGCTTGAGAAGTTTGGCGGCATCAACCTTCGGCGTCTTCGAAGAGGCCACGACTGGTCTGGTGGCGTCTTCTTCGGCGGCGTCGGCAGCGGCTACTTCTTGCGCCTTCTTGGCAATCGACAGCTCGTGCTGGAGCTTGCCAATACGGCTGTCCTTGGCCTGATCACGCTCGAGCAGCTTACGTAGCTCGTCCGTGGTCATGGCGTCTACGGCCTTCTGCGGAATACCACGTCGGCGAGCCTTGAGCGCGATGTCCTTGCGGTCATCGTCGTCCATGGGCGCCTCGGTATCTTCCGCAACATCCGCCTCGTGCTCGGGCGACTCGGCATCACCCTTCGGCTTGGCGGTGTTCTGTTTTCCCTTCTCGTCCTGTTCTTCGCTGGACTCCTCTTTTGTGGCCGCTTCGGCCTTCTCTTCGGCCTTCGCCGGCTCGGGCTCCTTCGGCTTGGGCGTAATCCCATGCCCCTTCAAGAATGGCAGCGCGTCATCGGGCAAAAAGTCCAAGCCCTCTTCACGGGCAATGCTGTTGGCTACCGCCAACGCCGGGTGCAAATTGACCTCGGCCTGCGGACTGACGACGGGAATAGACGCAGTCGTGGACTGCTGAGAAGGTTCAGCGTTGCCTGTCATGGGTCGTACTCAATCTGATGCAATGCAGCAAAATTGTCGATCTCTCTGCGGTTGTAGAAAATCGGAGCTCCAAGTTTCGAATACCTTGGCGCACCAGGCATCCACGGGTCAAGACGAGTAGACGCATGAGCCACGTCGCCCTTCACCAAGTTCAAACCCTTGGCCCCAACAGGCTCCGGCTCTGATTCGCACCACACCGCCTTACCATCGATGAAACGCAGCGTCTTGACCGCCGTGGATCGATGTATCCGAATCTGACCATGCTTAGCCGTGTACACAGCCACAACTCCTATTCAGCGCCAAACCTCAGGTCAAGAGACATCGCGTTTTACGTTTCTCTTACACAGAGGCGGACCTGGCGCGTGGGGCTCTAGCGTCCGGGCCAGACCGGGAACCGAGCCGCGACGAATTACCTGGCCTAGGCGGAGACCCGTAGTTCTGCGGCTTGGACGGCACCATCCCCATCTGACGGCCCACCACGGGCGCTATGGACGGCTGGCTCGATACCGGCTGCGGCTGCGGCATACCCGCCTCGAGCTGGGCCTGGGCCCTCATCGCCACGGCCTGCACCACTTCCTGGCCAAACAACTGCTTGATCACCGGCATGTCGTGTAGGTCGGCCAAGCTGTCACCAAACAAGCTCCACGGCCAATCCGGGAACTGGGCAATCAGCGGCAAAACCTGGGGCAACCCGTTCAGCACCTGGGCCTGGCGAGCCCCCTCAACAATCGCGTCCCGCCGCGCCATCGAACCAGGCACGATCTCCAGCTCAAGGTTCTCGACATACCGCACGTCCGCCGCCTCCAGCAGACCGCCAAAATACACCCTCCCGTCCGCCGTCGGGATCGCCACCCGCTCGTCGAAAATCAAAATATGCATGGCCTTCCTCAGCAAGTCGGACATGCCACGGTAAAACCGATCCTCGACGTAACCAAACCGCGTGCGCCGAGACGCATCGGCAATGACGTTCTCCGACGCGGACGCATCGCCAGTCACCACGCCAGAACCGGCATTGTCGAGACCAACGTCGCTCTCGTACCACTCCTCCGTAATCGCCGCCTGGTTCAGCATCTGCTGGGTCGGACCACCAAACTCCCGCTCCACAAACGTGTCCGGATCTGAGTGGACAAGCACACAATCGCCGTCGTCCGCGTTCTTCATCGTGGACACGTCCACGTCGTTGCCTTTGCGCCCAATCCCAATCCGCTTGCGTTTACGCATCGACACATGCAAAGACAAAAGCTCCTCCACCACGGCACGGCGCTGGCTCTCCGTCACCGCCAACGGAGACACGCAGTACGGATTGTTTGGAACCGTGTATGCCCCAAAATACGCATACGGACCACCCTTCTCGCACGACGCGGCTCGAGGCTCGCGCAACCACGAAGCCTCATCCCGCCCGTCCACACCGCTCGAGCGGCGCATGTTCAGCGACAACGCCATGTACGTCCCGTTGAACCCATACGCCGGACCAGGAGAATTCGGATCCAGCTCGTACGGAGTCCAAATCTCCCAAAACGAAACCTCGTCGCGGTACTGCTTGTCTCCAACCGCGCCAGTCGTCCTGTAAAACTTCTCAACCTCCTCGTCGTCGCTCGACAAGTTTTTCACCGCGTCCATCACCCAACCAGCATCAGGCTCCTTCGACACCAACTCCTCCAGCTCCGATCGCAGCATCACCACACGGTGAGCCATGAACGACGCCGTCCCAACACTCTGCGCCTGATGGTCCACCACAAAATTCATCGGAGAAATCCTCGTCGCAACAGGCCAATACAACGGATCCTTCGACCCAGTTCGCGGATGCGACCCAACATGCACCGCGCCATCAATGAACAAATAGTCGTACGCCACGTCCGACGCCACGTTCCGAATCTGCACGTCCTCCAGCCAGCTCTCCATCGCCGAATCCACCGTCCGCGCCAAATCCGCAAACCGCTGGTCCAACGCAGCCTTGCGGCTCGTCACCTGAACCTCCGGATTCTCAAACGCTAAACGCGGAACCACCATCGACACATACCGATAAATCAGATTCCTTGGCGTGTACGTCTTCGATGTCGAATCGAAAAATGGCCCCTGATAACTCTTCACCATCTCGTCCAGCGCCGTACGCTGCAACTCCCGGCGCTCTATCGCACGCCGCAACGCCTCCAGCATCTCGGTAGGGTTGGACAGGTGCCGGTAGCCGCGACGCTCGACACCATCCACACCAACGTCGTCCACGTCAACCATAATACACCCTGTTCTTCATCGGAACCTTGCCCACCACACCAGCATCAACACCCTGCTGCATCAGCCACTCGTACGACCATACCTTGTGCGCCGACACAACCTCCGGCGACAAAGGATGGCGGCCATGCGCCCCAGTAACCGCAAATATCGCCGTGTCAATCGCATGGTCAGCACACGACGGATCAATCTCGTCAGAACGAATCACTCCACCCTGGTCGCTGTCCGGATACTCCCGGTAAATCGCACGCTGCAACTCCTGATCCAAATTCGTCGGCTCGCCAGCCTCAGACAAACCCTCGTCAGGATTCTTCGAATAACCCTCCACCAGCCAAATCTTCTTCTGCTTCACCAGCATGCTCAGCGCCGATATCGCAAACGTCCGGTAACGCAGCTCACCACGACGAGTCTTGTCGGCCCCAACGAAAATCCCCGCGCCACCAGACCACGTCAGCATGTCGTTCAAGTCCTTGATCGTGCGCGGCTCCGCACTGTCAGCCCAGCCAAAATGAATCCCACCCCGCGACTCGTACCTGCGCTGAGCGTCCAAAACAATACGCGCCATGTCGGGAACGCCAAGATCACGACGATACGTCTGCTCCAATAAATAAAAATCCCTGTCCTCAGACACAGCCCATACGTCAATCACCGTCGGACTCGCCATCTGACCAAAGTCAATCGACGACAAATACCACACCCGCTCAGGAACCTTGGACGGCAACACCATCTGCAACGGCCGCTCGTTCTCGTCCAACTCCCACTCAGGGAAAATCTGCCCCTCAGACGCAAACCACACGCCCTCGTACAAATGCTTCCGACGCGCTCCCGTCGTCGAAGACATCCGCGCCTCGTACGCCAAACCATCAACCGTCAACTCGCCTCGCGCCTCGTCCCAATACGCCGGATTGTCCCGTATCGTCGTCTTCACACGCACCATCACCGGCGTCCCATCCAAACGCACCTGCCGCGCACGACGGTTCAGCCAGTGCGTCGGTACGCTCGGGTTCGTAAACCCAATGATCTGCTGCGCCGGAACATGCTCAACCTCACCAGTCGAAGCATTCAAACGCTTCACACGCCGGCATATCGGCCACCGAAGACTACGAAAAAACTTCTCCCACTCGTCCAGCCGAAACTCCCGAGCCTCGTCCAACAACACCAACGCAAACTCTGTCGAATACAACCGCGTCGGCTCGACATTACCTATCCCAGCCACCACCAACACCGAACCATTCGGAAAATTGTAACTCGTACGACGCTCCGCACTCGGACCATCCTCCACCACCGGATGCGCCTTACCCAACACCATCGTCTCCAACGTGTTCAACGTGCTGTTCGCCAAACTCGCACGATACTTCCGCGCCAATAACACCCGCGTTCCTGGGTACGTCTCACAATACCAACTCGCATACGCACACAAACCTATCGACTTCCCTGTACCAGCACGACCCTCAAACAACATCTCCGCATGCGGCTCACCCCACAACCGCAACATCTCACCCTGAATCGGAAGCACCGCCCCCGTACCACGAATCAATACCTCCGACGCCGTACCCACTACAACACCTCAACCACCACCACCACCACCACCACCCATCGCCTCCAACACGTCCGGAGCCAACTCACGCCCAGGACTCACTCGAAACTCTATCGTCCGACGCTCCGTACGCTCCACACGAACACCCTCCCGACGCGCCGGCAATCCCTGCGTATACTTCAACGCCAACTCCGCCACACGCAAAAACTCCAACGGCTTACCTTCACGAACCAACTCCCTCATCCGCGCCAAACCAACACGACCCAACTCACCCTCACCCGAAAACGCCTGCTCCAACCTGTCAAACGCTCCTCCCAAACCCTCTCCCAAACCACGCACCACCTCACGCCTCTCCTCCAACACACGACCCTCACCCAAAACCGCTCGCTCGTACGCCTCCCGACGACGACGCCTCACCTCCTCAATTCCAACTTCTTCCATACCCCTAAACCCTTACCAGACAACACCCTAAACCCAAACACCAAACTTTCCCCTTGACAAAAAAACAACACCTCCCCCCTAATACCCCCCTAACCAACAGCCGCGCAGAAGAAGGGGGCCCCAATACCAAGACGCGCCGTGGGGCCCCGGAAGGCCAGGTGGCGGGGGGCCTTGGCCGTGAGTGCCCTCAGGCTACGCGGGCAGAACGGCTCTCGGCCCGCTGACCCAAGGTGCGCGGCTGGGTCGCGCGGCTGGGGTTGAAGGCGCTGTTGCTGAAGGCGTGTTTGGCGTGATGGTTGGTAGTCCCGTGGATGGGAGGGGGTGTAATGGTAGTGTAAGGGTTGTGCAGGAAAGCGAGGAAATGCGGACGGATGGGCTTGGAAGTGCGATAATATTATTGGGCGCGCGGCGGGTGTCGCCGGCGGCAACAACGAAAGGACAAGAATGGACACTGTAGAGGCTTGGACGACGGCGGACCTACTCGCTTGGGCGCGGAGCGATGAGGCAAGCGCGGCTGCTGCGCCGTGGTTTGCGCTTGCAGGCAACCCTGACCGCTGGGTCGAGGCGCTGGAACGGCGCGACCCGGCCGAGCCTGCCGAGGTCGCCATGCGGGCTGGCCGCGACTACGTGCGGCTGTTCTGGGCCGCGCATGCGCCGGTCGAGACGATCAAGTGGGCCGCGCGTGACAAGTACTGGCTGGTTCGCAAGGCGGCGGCGGAGCGGCTGCCGGTAGACCAACTCGCTTTGGCGCTCGCCGATCCGGATATCCGGGTGCGCGAGGCGGCGGAGCGGCGTGTGCGCGAATCAGGCACGGAACAGCGCCGGTACCTCTTCGTAGAGGATGGATCCACGCGGACCGAGACCTACG